TGACTCTTGGCTGTCTAAAAACATTCGGCCTATGAGCCTAATAGCCATCTTTACTGGCTACTTCTTATTTGCCATGATGTCAGCCTTTGGCTACGAGGCAAACGAGGCTTATGTAACGCTTCTAGGTAACTGGGGCATGCTCGTCTTCGGGGCCTATTTCGGATCACGTAGCCTCGAGAAAGTTGCACAAATGAAATATAAGGCAGAAGATAAATGAAGACAGTTGACTGGGTAATTTGTATGGTATCAGCCACCCTGTGCCTCGTAATCCTTGGCATGGTAGGCAGCTTATTAGCAGCCATCTTTGACCCTACAATCCCTAACGAACCAATCCTAGCAGTAATCTCACCAGCCTTCTCAGGTATCATTGGTGGGTTTATTGGAATGCTGGCCGGTGTGAATCTGGCTCAACACAACGTGGAAGATGAAACAAATGACGAATCTATCTGAGCACTTTACCCTTGAAGAACTTACCCATACAGACCATCGTGAGTTTGATAATACTCCTAACGCTTCTGAGCTCGCCAACCTTACAAGGCTTGCTGCGTTTTTAGAAGACGTCAAGGCTGCCCTTGGTGGTAAGCCGGTAATGATTAACTCAGCATTCCGCTGTAAGCAGGTCAACGACGCTGTGGGCTCTAAGGACACGTCACAGCACCGTATTGGCTGCGCTGCAGACATCCGTATCCCGGGCATGACCCCAGACGAGGTGGTAAGAACCATCATCGCCAGTGGGCTGCCGTTTGACCAGATTATCCGCGAGTTTGACCGCTGGACACATATCTCGGTACCTAACACACCAGATGGTAAGCCCCGTAAGCAGGCGCTTATTATCGACAAGACGGGCACACGCGCCTTCTCATAATCCAAAGTTTGCATTATTATATGCAAACAAGGAGTGAACATGTTCAAGATAATTACGTCTTGTATCTGCGCTGCCGCCATCGTGTTTGGGTCTGCGACCTATGACCCGTTTGCAAACTGGCTGGTGCAGTACGAGCAAAAGTTTGAGTGGGTGGCTGAGTCCACCATTGAGGTAGTCACCGGTTTTGAGGGATTTCGCACAACAGCTTATAGAGATAGCCGAGGCAACCTCACAATTGGTGTGGGACATCTAATTCGCCAGCAAGACCGCTATATGCTCCATAGGGAGCTTTCTGTGGACGAGGTAAGGGGGTTACTACACCAAGACCTTAAAACGTGCTCAGATGCCCTAGAATCGGCTATAAAGGTCATGGTCAACAGAACCCAAGCCGACGCACTACACAGCCTGTGCCATAACATCGGCCCAGATCGTATGGTGCGATCAGATGTAGTGAAGTACCTAAACGAGGGTGACAATCAAAGGGCTGCCAACGCCTTTATGAACTGGACCAACCCGGGACTAAAGAAACGTAGACAGGCCGAAAGGGCTCTGTTTTTAAGCAACATATAGGGCGCTAAAGCCCTTTTTTCTGCATTATTGTATATAGGATCTGATCAATCCATTTAACCAAACAACTCGAGGAACGACCATGGAAGGCTTTAAACAATTCAAGAAGGTACAATGCTTCAAAGAAGGCGGTACCGTACAACGTCAAATTGCTAACTTTGAAAAGCGTGAGCGCAAGACCGAAGAAAAGGCTGACGAAAAGCAAGACAAGAAGATTGTCAAAAAGGCTTTCTCTATCCATGACACACAGCAGCACGAAGAGAAGACAGACCTCAAGGGTCTTAAGTGCGGCGGTCGTTCTAAGAAAGCTGTTGGCACAGTTAAGAAGTACAAAACTGGTGGCACCGTAGAGAACCAATACGCCGCTAAGAAGACCGACAAAGATATTAAAGACATCGCCAACTCTAAGCGTCAAAAGCCAAAGATGTTATGCGGCGGTAAATCTGTTAAGAAGATGGCCGACGGCGGTATGGCTATGCCAGCCCCAGCAGGTCCTGCAGCAGCTGCACAATCTGGTGCATTGGGACAGATGAGTGAATTAGAAAAGCGTCGCCAGATGGAAAAGATGGCACGCGCTAAGAAGTACTTAGGGCCAGCACAACAAGGTGAATTGATTTCACAAGACCCAAGCGCAGCAGGTTTACCAGCTGTAGGAGCACCCTTGATGCGTAAAAAAGGTGGGAAGTGCTAACATGCCAATCAAGTCTAAAGCACAATTAGGCGCGATGTATGCAGCAGCTGAGGGTAAGTCTACCCTCGGCATTCCTAAGAAGGTTGGTAAAGAGTTTGTCAAAGCTGGCAAGGCAAAGCCAAACCTTCCACAAAAAGTTCAAAAGCGAGCCGCGGGCCGCGGAAGGTAATCTGTGGCATATTCTGGCACATACAATCAGACTAAGGTCAACGTTGACCAGTTAATATCCTATGCGTATCGTGACGCAGGGAAAACCTCGGAAGAGATGACACCAGAGTATGTACAAGCTGGTAAGCAGGCTCTTTTCTACATCCTCCAAAACTCTGTTAACCGCGGTATTAATATCTGGTTACAAGAGATTGTTGTCTTGGGTGCTCAGACAAACCAGCAAGTACTTCCTATGCCAGCCAACTGCGTTGACGTGTTGGAAGCTAACTGGATCTACATTATTAACCCAACGTTCTCATCTACCCTTCCGACAGATAACGCAACAGTTCCAGCGATGTTTGATCAAACAGCAAACGCTGATTTAAACGAACACGGAACAAGTACATTATCTAAGAATTACTTTGGTGCAGCTTACTCTCAGGCGACGAGGTTATACTATGTTGGCTTTAATGCTTATGCTCCTAGCGGCAGTGCTACTTACAATCTTGATTTTCAAGTAAGTGAAGACGGCGTAACTTGGACTACTTGGGAGTCATTCCCAGAGGTCACACTGGCAGACCGTCAGTGGCAGTACTATGGCATCAATACCACTCAGGCGTTTAACTACTACCGCCTAAACAACCGCACCACCGGCTCTACTATGTCAATGCGTGCAATTCAGTTTGCACAGTCACAACAAGTAATCCCAATGGCAAGACTTAATCGTACCGATTACTTCTCCCTGCCTAACAAACAATTCCCAAGCGAGCGCACATTACAGTACTGGTTCAATCGTCAGATCGACCCAGAGATGTACCTATGGCCAGTTCCAAACAACAACTTCCAAGCGTTCTCACTCATCCTTGAGTGCCAACCACAAGACGTTGGTTCACTGACTAATGAGTTGTACATGCCAGATCGTGCACTCAATTACTTCCAAGCGGCGCTGTCACACAGGTTGTCTATGCAGCTACCCGGCTCAGATTTACAACGTGTTCAGTACTTGGAAAAATTAGCACTTGAGGCACGTACTCAATTTGAAGAAGAAGATCGTGACAAGTCACCAATCTACTTCCAACCTAACATCTCATACTACACACGATGACCACAGCATACGTACAAACCTACGACAATTTGGTAGAAGATGTTCAGCAGTACATGGAACGTGACGACCCAGATTTTATAGCGATGATCCCAACCTTAATTGGTTTGGCTGAGTCTGCTATTGCGGCAGAATTAAAGTCATTACTCCAGTTAGTAGTTGTTGAGACAACAATACTTGAAGGTGAAACTGTACTGATCAAGCCAACGCGCTGGAGAAAAACAGTTTCAATGAAGGTCAACGGCGCTCCGGTAGTAATGCGCTCACAGGACTATATTGCCCAGTATTTATCTGAATCAGATCCAGCACAGCCAAAGTTCTACGCCGAATATGACTACAACAACTGGAACTTTGCACCAGTACCAGACCAAGACTATCCTGTAGAGATCATTTACTACAGCTTAGTGCAGCCATTAGATTCAACAAACCAAACTAACTTGTTCACACAAATTGCCCCACAGGCGATGTTGTTTGGAACATTATTGCAAGCTCAAGGCTATTTAAAAGCACTAGACAAGTTGCCTGTATGGAAAGGCTACTACACAGAGTGTATCGCTGCGCTTAAGAAAGAAGACAACTCACGTCGCATTGACCGCAACACTAGCGTACAGGAGCCTTAATCAATGCCGACCTATGTATCGCCGTTTACCGGTGACGTTGTCCAGCAGACAGATGTTACGTACTATGCATTAGCATTTAGTACAAACCAAACACTGCACTGGCCAGCTACAGTAAACCCACCAGAGGTTCCAGCTGCACGTATTATGGACTGCACACCGTCCACAAGCGGGCTGTCTATTAGCCTGCCACCCGGTGGTCAGGGTTCTGTTGGTACAGATATTTTATTCCGTAACCTTGGTTCTGTTTCATTTACCGTAGTTGACTTTTCTGGTGACTCTTCTGTTACCGTTGCCGCTGGTGTATCTAAGTACTTCTACCTTTCTGACAACTCTACCGAAGATGGTACTTGGCAGAACGTTACGTTTGGTACTGGCACATCTTCAGCCGATGCTGCCTCACTACAAGGTGCAGGCCTTACCACGCTATCTGGTAAGTTAGCCGTAACTCAAACACCCGTAACAATTACCTCTACACCAACCATTACCGACGCAGACCGCGCCGAGACATTGGTTTGGACCGGTGGTAACGGCACGTTTACATTACCAGCTGTTGCTGGTTTGTCAGCAGGTTGGTGGATTGGTTTTAGAAATAACGGAACCGGTGCATTAACAATCATTGGTGACAGCACCTCTCAGATTAATAACCAGCCAAACATCACTGTAAATCCGGGCGAGTCTGGTATCTTGATGTTCCAGTCAACTACTGGCAATTACTTTACCGTTGGCCTCTCAACACCATCAAACGTAACCTTTACATCTGCAACGTACGACGTTGACTCTGTAACTGGTAGCACGTTTAGCTTGGTGTCATACGCTCCAATTATTCAGACATACGTTGCGCTATCTGGCACACGTACGACTGACTTAAACGTATTATTACCTGCAACCACACAGCTTTATATTCTAGTTAATGATACCGGCGCGGTAACGTACAACGTTACGTTCCAGATCTCTGGAAGCTCACAGACACCTATCCCACTATCACCGGGCTCTGTGGCTACTGTGCTTAGTGATGGTAACTTCCTGTACGTTCTCTCACAAAACACCACATCGTTCTACTATGCTGCAGATGGTTCTGCTGCAGTGCCTAGCTTTTCATTTATTAACGATACCTCTACAGGTATGTACTTAGATGATACAAGTGTTTTAGGTTTGACAGCCAACGGCTCAAACATTATGTTGTTAGATGGCTCTACACCCGGTTCAGAGATTATCACAACCCCCGGAGAATTTAGAGCACTTGATGGAATTAAGGGCGGTACATTTTAATGGCTGATCAACAAAACTCTGGAACATCACAAGAACAGTACAACCTAGTCTACACGCTAGGTGTACAGTCTGGCATTAAGCGTGACGGTACAACATTTGAATCGCGTGAATTTAGTGATGGTGAATGGTGCCGCTTTCAGCGTGGTGTCCCTAAAAAGATTGGTGGATACCGTCAGCTGTTTGGTTCATTTGCCGGCATTCCACGTGGTATGGTTACTAACGCATTTGACGGCGTTAACTACATCTTCGTTGGTGACCAAGTTGGATTAGAAGTATTTACCACTGGAACCACATTCGGTGTTGGTAGTGGTCCATTTGCTGCTAACATTTTACCGGGTTACGCACAGCAGTCTATCTCTGCAAACACCACAACCACATTTACAATTACCAGCACCTCGTCGCCAATTGTAGATTACACCGACGCATACCCAGCTGGTACTAAGATCATCTTTGATCAAAACAATCCAGTTGAATATACAACGGTTGGAACACCAGTATTTACTACACCTAATACTGTAGTGACATTTACCCCAGCGTTATCTGGAACTGTAACAGACGTTTGGATTAATGACGTTGAGTTCACACCAGACTCTCGTAACCTGTGGCAGTTTGACTTACAATATTCTCCAGTTGGTGGTGAGCTAAAGGTATTAGCACATCCCGGTTTAAACTTAGCTAACATTGACAACGGTGTTGCCTCTCCAGTTTTGTATGGCAACATTGTGCCAACCACTCCGGGCAACTGGGAATTCTCTATCCTTGCCGACTCAACTGGTCAGCAGCCAACGTACAGACCAATCAGCGTATCTGGTGGTGTGTGCGTTTTATATCCTTACATCTTTGTGTATGGTGATAACGGCTACATTGCAAACAACCACGTTGAGACTGTATACGGAACACAGACATTAACCGATTGGAATGGGGCAACAGCCAACCAAACCAACATGTCATCTTCCAAGGTAGTTAAAGGTATTCCAGTTCGAGGCGGTACAAACTCACCATCTGGTTTGTTCTGGGCTACTGACTCACTTATTCGTGTGTCATTCACTGGAGCAGCTCCACTGTATTGGCGTTACGATATTATTTCTAGCCAGATCTCCACAATGTCCTCATCTTGTTTTGTTGAGATGGACGGCGTGTACTACTGGCTTGGCGTTGACCGCTTCTATCAATATAACGGTGTGGTAAGTGTTCTGCCTAATGATAAGAACGTAAACTGGCTATTCGATAACATGAACTACGAACAGCGCCAAAAGGTATGGGCCACTAAGGTACCACGCTATAACGAGATCTGGTTCTTTTATCCACGCGATACAAACACAGAAGTGTCTGACGCGATTATCTACAACGTTAAGGATAAGATCTGGTACGACGCCGGTTCTGCAGTTGGCGCTCGTCGTTCATGCGGTTGGACTACTGAGATTTTCCCAACACCTATTTGGGCGTCATGGGAATACAACGTATCGTACAG